CCTCTAAAAATTCAAAGTATGAAGGTACAAACAATTGATTGGCTGTTAGATCAGGGTAATTACCTGTAGCTAAAAGTACTTTAGTAATAGAAGGTAGGTGTACTACATTATCTTTAAAGATAGTGAAAGTTCCATCCTCTCCTTCAAATACATTAGGCATTATCTCATGATAATCCCCCTCATTAGGAATCTGAATCCTTAAAGTATCTACAACCTTAAAGTTTATATTCATTAATGGTAACAAAGACAAAGATGGTAACCCTTGGTATATCTTATTTACCTTGTCCATTATTCCCCCTCTTCAACTATCATAAAATTATCAATTACTACTTCTGTCCAATATTTCTTTTCAGGGCCGTTGCAATGCCTGCATTTACCTTCATAAGAACTTTCCTCAATATGCCCGTGAGCTTTTACCATAACGTCCGTATTAACTGCGCCAAGAGCCTCAGCAACATCTGCCCAGGCAGCTATCTTAAGGTATTGATTAGTTCCTTTAGCTGTAGGAATTGCCATACTCCCCTTAAATAAACTAATATTGTTCTGTCCTACCTGTCTAAGTGTAGGCCTACTCAACTTCCCTACTAATGTTACAAAATTTTCTCCAACCATAACTTCCTCCTATATATAATTTTTTAAGTAATAAAATATTTGATCATCTGTCAAATCAAAAGGATCTAGTCCTTTTCCATTTTCATCTTGCTCCGTTATGACTTCTAAATAAACCTTCAACTTATTATCTATCAAATCAATTGTACTTTTGGCGCCCTTAGCACCAGCCTTATCATTATCAAAAAACAATACTACGCCTTTCATAGCATAAGTATAAAGTAATAAGGCCTGTCCTGCTGTTATTCCAGAACCCATACAAGCAACTACATTAAATATACCTAATTCATATAGTCTCCACACACTTTTAAAGCCCTCTACAATTATGAGAGGAGACAGTCCTACAAATTCTTTAATTTTATCCAAGTTATATAGAACAGAATCCTTATCAAATCCAGGTGTTAGTTTATATTTTTTATATTGATTTTTAACCTTTCTTCTGATGTCTCTAAGAGAGTAAGCTACAAGCTTACCACTATCGTCCCTAATAGGTATTATATCTCTTATAAGCCCATCAGCATCAGAATATCCGCCCGCTATCTCAAAGTAGTCTAGAGTATCTTCTTTAAACCCGTCTTCCAGGAAAAACGATGACCTGAATGGTTTATAATATTTGAGTACTTTATCATCCACTATGTCTGGAACATGTTGAGAAATTCCAGATCCCCTTATAAATTTCTCTCTTTCCTTTTTTCTTCTATACTCGCATAACTTTTTCTGACTAACACTATTTGACCCTGTTAAGTCTTCTAAGTACTCTAAAGCGTCCATGAAACCATAACCATTTACTGCCATAACTAATCCTATAACATCACTACTGTTCTGCTCATGGCATCTATGTGAAAAGCATAGCCAAGTATTGGTTTCTTTGTTATATCTAAAAGAAGTAGTGTTATCACCCTTATGTATTATACAAGCACCTCTTATCTCTTTAACAGTCTCTCTAGTTATTTTCAAACCGAGACATTCCAATAAATAAGAGGCATTTATAAGACTCTTCATATTATCTATACGATCTCTAAGATTTTCTTTATCAGGCGAGTTCGTCATCATCTAAAAATGAACTCCTATACTTATTATCTTCAACATCATCTGCATTAGAAACCTCTTCTGCTACATTCATGAAAATCTGCTGATGTGGAGCGACCTCTTTTATTGTAAGCCACTGCTTAAAGAACCAAAAACCTATACCTTTATCACTCGTACTTCCACCTCTACGTGTATCTTTAATAACTAACTTATAGTTACCACAGTCTGGACCACCTTCATCTTTCTCGTCCCCTGTTCTCGTACTCCAAATAGATATGATATCACCGAATCTAGCAATCCTATCACTGTCGGCTATATCATTCTGTCTATTTAACTGAACAGCAGTTAGTACTGGTATATTTAAAATACCAGACAAGTCTTTCAATTTTGTAGTGACATCACCTAAAAGTTGGTATTCTTTACGATTAGGATCAGAAGTAGATAAATCAGGTTCTTTAAGGTAATCAAAAATGATAAGGCCTATGTTTTCCTTCATTTTATATTTCTTACACACAGAGACTATTTTATCAATACTATAGCCGGGCATATACTGGTGAAAAAGTTTTCCAGTTTTAATTAATTCAGTAGATTCTTGAAGCCTTTTTAATTGATAGTCATTATAACCACCATGTTTAATATCTCTTTCTTTTATACCAGATATTGCGGCTAAAGAACGTGTTTGCCACTCACTATAAGTCAACTCAGTGTCAATATATAATATAGGAACAGACGCTTTATAGGCATTATAAAGTCCTATATTTGTAAGAAGGGTGCTTTTGCCCATCTTTTTTCTGGCGCCCACAATCATTAAAGTTCCTGGAATCATACCATCTATTTGCTTATCAAGTATAGGATAACCAGTACTTAAACCAGTCATACTAATACGCCTATCTTTTCTTTCCTCAATAAATTCACAAAGTGAGTCACCAAACAAAATAGGATCGTTACTAAGTGCAGATCTAGAAGACATATCTAACATATCAGATTCTACTTTATTTATTAAATCTAAACTTGACTTACCAGTTTGGGCATTCTTCTCTATATCTTCCAAATGCTTATTTAAATTATGACAAACTTTAAACTTAGTACTTGCTTCCAGAACACTTTTTATATACACATCTAAATTGTCTTGAGATGTTTGTATATTAGCAATAGATTGTATATACTTTGGTCCCCCAACAAGTTCTAAAACCCCAAGAGATTTTGCTTTACTAATAACCACTGACATATCTATAGAACTAACTCCAGAGTTTATTAATTCTTTAAACAAAGTAAACATCATCTGGTGTTCCGAATCCAGAAAATCAGTATCAGCAACCTTTGTGGATATTTCATAAAAATTACTAGTGTCTTTGAAGCAATAAGACAGTAAAGTTCTTTCATCTGTAGATTTAAGAAACTTTTCCTTTAACAGTTCTACATTCATTAGTTCCGCCTTTCTGATCTGACCGTGTTTAATTCCTTCTCTCTTCTAGTCAAGTCTCTCTTAAACGTAGCAATATACTCAGAAACAGACTTGTCAACACCCTCTAAATAAGTTAATTCCTCTTTAAGATTATTAATCTCTTCATTAAGCACAGAAAGTTTGGAATCTGTAGTTATTAAATACTCTGTTGCTGCCGCCTTTGTCTTAAAGCCTTTAATGTCTTTACTATTATCCAGCGCCATAACCAAAGAAGCATCTAACAATTGTTTTTTCTTGGCCAAAATTGCCTTATTTCTGTTATATTCAGATCTAAAATAAACTAAATATTGTGCGAGGCCTATAGCATACCTACTTATAGTTACATCATCTTTAGATTCTAAAGTATTAGGATCAAAAGACCAAATCTCATCTAATAAATCTCTATTAAGTTTAACATTTTGAAAAGAAAACAAGTCATTTATTCCCATACTGCCCCCTATGAAATTTTATCATCATCAATTCTTTCATTTCTACTTCTAATATCGTGCTTACCTGTACAATAATACTCCCACTCTATAAGCTCTCCAGTATTAGGATCTTTTACTGGACAATAATGAGATTCCATAGGAATGGCTTCACCATCAACAAAGTCTATCTGCTTACATTGTCTACTTAATTCGCAATACTTACATTCTCTATAAATAGTCCCGTCATTAAGACAAACAAAATCAGCACAGTCTTTTTTATAACGTATAGAGTCATCAGATCTTATATTATCATTCATAAAAACTACCTTCCATAGATCTTTCTATTTTATTTAAAATTAATTCTTTAGTTATTTCTTCATCAAAATTAATTCTTACTAGATGATAATCATTTTCTTCCACCCAAATCCGTTTTAAATTGTCTCGTTCTCTCTGCTTCAAAAATGCCTCTCTATCTTCATGAAAATGTTTAACAAACTTAGTGTGCTGTCTACCCTGAACCTCTATAAAAACATTTAGTTTTTTTATATAAAAGTCAAAAAACAACCTCTGTCCCTTATAATTGACATAGTATTCTTCAAACACCTGTCTAATAGGACTAGTGGGAAATATCTCAAGAAGAATAGAGTGGACCTGGGTTGCTATGTAGCTCATACGGCTCCTTTAAACCTACAGTATCTATAATAGACTCTCTTATTTCTTTAAATAAATCCGAATTCTGTTTAAGGGTTTCAATACTGTTAATAGTTCCTTGAGCTAATTTTTTTTCATTATAACTAAACCAAGAACCATTCTTCTCTACAATATCCAAACTTACTGCCAAATCAAGTACCTCACTATAAATATCATAGCCCTTACCATAAATTAAATCTAATGATGTCTTTTTAAATGGCTCACCTAATTTATTTTTTACTATCTCAAATTCAGATTTGTGGCCATAAGTTACTCCTGCCGCATCAACCAATCTTCTAGATTTTGCTTCTGGTCCCCTTACACTTATTCTTCCGGTTGCCCAAAACCCTAACGCCTCTCCACCAGAAGTGGTTTCAGGATTACCATAGCCCCCTACCTTCATTCTAAGTTGATTGACAAAGATAATTAAAGTGCCATGGTCCGCAGCCTGAGGGGTAATTTTTCTAAGAGCTTTGCTCATTAATCTAGCCTGTAGAGCCATCTGATCTTTATCCATATCTGCTTCAGCCTCCGCCTTTGGAATTAAAGCACTCACACTATCAACCACTATAACGGAGTATAGACCAGTTCTTATTAAACTCTCGCATATATCCAAGTTAGGTTCTCCACCATAGGCTTGTATAAGATCTAGCTCTTGGGAATCTACTCCATAATTTTCAAAAAGTTTATAATCTACAGCCTGCTCTGCATCAATATAGGCACATTTAAGCCCACGTCTTTGAGCCTGAATAACCACATGCACGGCTAAAGTACTTTTTCCTCCACTATTAGGACCAAACACTTCATATATTCTACCAAAAGCCATCCCACCACGACCCAGTGCCATATCCAAACCAAGAGAGCCTGTACTGACTGTTTTAATATTTCCGGTGCCTGCAGATAAAGGTGCCATTACATTACCATATTTTTTCTTTATTGCACTAAATACAACATCTCTAGCTTTATCTTCTACAGATTTAATTGTTTTTTCTGCCTCTTTAGTGGCCTTTTCTGCATTTTTAAGTACCTCTTCTTCTTTAGTTTTCTTTTTAGCCATCAAAATTCTCCTTATTCTTTTTTATTAATTCTCCCAAGTTTTCAAAACCAAACTCAACACTATGCCTCTTTAAATAATTCTCTGCATCTACATCTGCCATTTTTATTAAAAGCTCATCGTCGTGTTTTCTTCTATTAAGTAACTGTATTGCTTTTTCAGTTACCCATGACATCTCCCCCTGGCCAAATATCCTAAAAGACATCGTATACTCTAATTTAAAATTGAACTCCTCCTTGTGGTCAAAAACAACCTCCACAAGTTCTGCACATTTTGAAAGAGATGTCTTAAAATCATAACCAGTTGTCTCCATTATTTTAGAAACAAATTTCTTAGCCACAGAGTGGTCTGCTTTGTTATCTCTATAAGGAGTTACATCCTTAAAATTCTTCTCTAAAAGAAAATAAAATCTATTAATAAGTTCAGAGTAATTATTTATACCTGTAGCAATGTTTGGAATTCTTTTAACTATATACCCATTACTTTCCAAAATACTTTGGCACTCCGACATAATAGAATTAAGCACATAATCTTCAGGAACTAGTGGGTTAAACCCCTCAAATTCAGCAATTAAATCTTTTAGTTTTTTAAATTTTCTTTTCTTATTCATTTCTACTATCTCTTTATAAGATTAACTATGTAGGCACGTTGCTTTTCATGACCCATTGACTCTACAGTAACACCGTTAGAGGCATCTGTACCTTTAAATTTAACGTAGTCATCGCTTACTGATTGTAGAATTTTAATTAGGTCCATTCCATCAACATCTACTGTAATATCCTCAGTATTCTCAAATCCAGGGCATTCAAATAAGGAGCTGTCTGTTTTTAGTACAAACTTATTATCTTTAATTTCAATCGTAACTCTATTAAAATCTTCAGGATCTAAAACATCAGTTACTGATGT